GCTTGGTGCTTGGCCGTACCCCTGCTCGGTGACGACCGTGTTCGACGGCGTGGAACCACCACCGCCGCCGCCGGCTTCCCAGTCGACATCTTCCGGCGCGGCTGGGTTGACGGTGAGGACGTTTGACGGCGCTCCGATCGGAACCGCCTGCAGAAGACCTCCAATGTCCGCGGCGACCACATCACCCTTGACGTACCCGCCGCGATCGAGCTTGCGGGGGTCACCGGATGTGTAGCCGATCGCGACCATCTTACGCGATCAAAGCCTTGAGTGCGTCGGGTTCACCCTCAACCGTTACGGCATACTGCACCGCACCGGCGGACCGAGGCTTAGGCGACGCAGGGTCATCAGTTTCGTCCCAACCACCTGGGTCCACGACCTCGCTGACGTTGACCACCGTGACGCCGTCGGCGGTCATGTCGGCGGAGTCGGTGTACAGTGTGATCTTCATCTACTCTCCTTCAAACTGACGGACCGTGAGCCGGAGATCAAGTCCCGTCTCACGGCCCGTGAGCCCCCGTACCTGAGGTCTTACGTGACGGTCACCGCGCCGAAGGTTGCGCCTGGCGGTGCGATGGTCGTCACATTGTAGCCAAACTGATCACCAAGCGCCAGGGCGGCGCCAGCTCCCAGGTAGCCGAGTGGTGGCAGCACCGTCGGGAAGTTCCCGTAGAGCGGCGAGGCCGAGGCCGTCTCCGCCTTCAGGTCGAACTGCACGTCCGACTGCGAGATCTCGTAGTCGCCGATCTGACCGTTCACAACGTGCGGCCAGATCCAGTACACGTACTGCTGCTGGCCGGTCGGGCTGCATGCGTTGCGTCCGCCGACCGGCTGCCACGTCTCAACGGAGACGTGAGTGTTCAGAAGTGAGTCGTTCCAGATGGCACCCGTTCCGGTGGCACCACCCGAGTTGAGAAGTCGCGCGCCCGACACCATCACCATGAGGTCCGGGTTCAAGACGCAGAACAGCATGTCGAGGCTGATGCGCTTAAGAACACCCTGGTCCTTCTGGTTGATGCAGAGAGCGCCGTCGGCGCGCTTCTGCACATACTCGGTGCCGTCCTCGTACTGCGGACTCGGCTTGACGCTGATGTAGCCCGGCTCCACGACCTGCGCGCTTCCCGACCCAGTGATCGGGACGCCGCAGACGTTGAGCAGCATCACGCGGACCACCGTGCCCTTGACGGCGGAGACGATCTGCGAAGTCATGTCATCCTCGCTACGGAGTCGTGGTGGAAGTGGCGATGAAGCTGGCGGTGTTCACGAGCTGCGCCGCGAGGCAGCAGTCGTAGCCGAGTACGTACGTTCGCTCGATGATGGCCTTGACGTTGTTCACGGTCCGATCGACCGGTGCCGCTCCGTCCATCAGCCGGATGTTCGGCGCGTCGCGGTAAGCAACGACCGGACCGGTGGCGTACATCCACGCGGTGCCGAGTGCCGGCGTGGCGCCCGCTGGGCTGGTGCCCGGGTAGCCGGCGCCGATGGCGACGATGTTTCCGTTCGGCGTGTAGAGCCGATTGCCCTGCCGCTGGAGAAGAAGTGCCATCGTCGGCGCCAGCGCCTGCGGAACGTGAATGATGCCCGTGCCGTTGAGGCAGTTTGCCAGCGCCTGCTCCAGCGCGCCGAGCGCGTCGGTCACGTTGAGCGCGACACCCGTCGGAACGGTGGCCGCCTGCTGAAGCGTGACCTCCGGTCCGATGTTCTGCTCGATGACCGCCGCGTTGGCGGCCAGGTGTGGGAACACACCGTTGGCGACGCCACCCGAGTTGTTGCGCTCGGGAGCAAGCCCAGTCCAGAAGGTCCGCTCAACCTGGAATGACTCGAAGCGGTTGAGCGCCTGAGTCATAAGCGCTTCACGGTTCTCGTAGAAGTCGATCGGCGCGCAGTCAACCTCGGCGTACACCGTGAACGGCGTCGCGCCCCAGAAGGAGCGCGACGTCGTCGCCTGCTTGGTGGCCACGCCGGTAACACCCGGCGCCGAGGTGGTGCACGGATCGAGCACAACGCCCGTTCCGCCGCAGACGTCTTCCCACGTGATGCCCATCTGCCAGTGGAGGTCGTCGGTGCGGAAGTCGACCGCGGTCAAGAGTCCGTACGGCGAGGGCGTGAAGGTAGGAGGTCCTACGTTCAGCCGAGCTGCGTTCGTCATCTCCCACCTCCTCGATGAGTATGATCACCCAACGTGGAGGTGATCAGAAGCCCGTCACCGCCGTCTGCGCACCCGAGCTGCCGTTCGGGAAGAAGTTCGACACGGTCACGATGCGTGACTCGTGCCCGATCTCTGCCAGCAGGAAGAACTCCTCGGACCAAGCCGCGGTGTAGTCGTTGGTGGCGTTGAGCGTCGAGTCCCGAATGACGCCGAGGTCGAGGTTCATGCCGTTGCCACGCAGCCACGTGCCGGCCGGGTAGATGAGGAATCGGTTGGTGGTCGGCCACGCGGTGGCCGCCGCCGACAGGCCGAACTGGCCGGTCGTCCGAACGTCGAAGTCCTGGACGAACTGAACCGAGATGTTGCGGACGGTGAACCACGCCGCGATCTCAGCGTCCGTGACGGAGAGTACCGCGGCTGGGTTGTCACCCAGTCCGTTGCGCCGCGAGATGTCGGCGCGAACGACGGCCTTCATCCACGACGGCATGATGACCTCGAGGACGTCGCTGTCCGCCATCGCGAACTTCGTTCGAAGGTCCCACGCCTGATGCTCAACCGCAGCGAGCAGGTTCGTCGACGCGCCCGTGCCGGCGGCCGGCGCGAGCGTCACCGCGACCGAGCCCGCGATGAGCGCGTTGATGAAGAACGAGTTGATGCGGTGGAAGTGCGCCGCGTTGACCAACCGGAGGAAGTTCGACAGCTGCTCGGGCCAGGCGTCCGTCGAGAGGTTACCGGCGGTGATGCAGATGCCTTCACCCTCGAGCCGAACCTCGGTGAATGACGCGCACGGGACGTGAGCGCAGGTCTTGCTGCCGGACTGCGCCGTACCGGTGGCGGCCGCGATGTCCTGGGTCTCATTCCAGTGCCACAGACCGGTCGACGCCGACAAGCTGGCAAAGGCAGGTGAGACCGGGAAGCGAATGCCGCCTCGGTTGATGCCGGTGGTCGGCAGATCGACCCCGCCGTCCATCGCGACGATGTTGTAGAAGTCGTACCGGATCTCGGACGGCGAGCACCAGCCGCCGGAGGCAACCAAGCTTGACGGCTGCGCGGCCTCCTGCATCACGGCCCACGCCTCGTTCGGAGTCGAGGTCGCATCGAGCACGTGGCGGAACTTCCGCTGCAGCTGCGCGATCGGAACGCGGTTCGCCTGGCGCCAGTCGCCGTCGTGACCGATGACGCCGAACTTCATCGTGTTCGACGAGGCGTCCATGTAGTGGCCCTCGATGGGCTTTCCCGCCGCCAGCGCGCGGCCAATCGGCATCGACCGGGTACGCTGCTGGTAAGCCCGCACCAGCTGCTCCATGTCGGTGATCTGGCCACCTTGCGTGAAGCCCGGGATGTCCGCTGACGCCACGAGCACCGATGCGTCGAAGTCCCGCCTCAGCGGAACCTGCGTCGGAGCCGGTGCGTGCTTCTGCGCCTCGGCGAGTCGAACATTCAGCTTGTTCTTCGACTTGAGGACGTCCTCGACCGGGACCTTGCGACCCGCGGCGACGAGTGCCGGTTCGCCCGCGTCCTCGTCGGCGGTCTCCTCATCGCCTTCCTCGCCGTCGCCTTCCTCGCCGTCGGGTGCGTTGAGGATCCGCGCACGCTGCGCCTCGACACCCGCCGCCAGCTCCGCGGCGGCCTGCTCACGCGCCTTCTTCTCGGTGCGCAGCGACTCGATCCCGTCACCAAGCTCCGTGGCCTTCTTCAGGCCGTCGCCGTCGATGTTTGGATCGTTGGTCAGCGAGTCGAACTCGCTGATCGCGTCCTTCTCCAGCTTGTCCAGCTCCGCGGTGGTCAGTGAACCCAGGTCCGCAGGGATCTGCACGCTGGTCTTTTCCTTAGGCATGTTGGTTCCCCCGTGGGAAGAGTTGTGTTCCGCCGCGGCGGAGATCAGCTAACCGTCAAGGTAGCGGCTACTTGGAGAGATGTCTACAACTGCTCACGATCCCGCGTTCGCCATCGCGTTGGCCTGTGACTCGGCCTGCTTCTTCGCGGCCTCGGCCGCGGCCTGCGCCAAACGTGCCTCATAGTCCGCCTTGGCTTGCGCGGACGTGAACACCTGGCGTGGCTGGTTGCTTCCGCACGCGCACATCAGTCGACTCCCATCACCCGGGTACGGAGTTGCGTCGCAAGTGTCTGCGGGTCGCGGCCAAGCTTGCGCTGAAGACGATGAGCCATGTCCTGCATCGCCTGCTGGTTAACCTGCCGCTTGACCGCCTCAAGGTTGACGATTCCGGAGGCGACGAGTGAGAGCTGCTTCCCGTCGTTGACGTGTGTCTTGAGCCGAGGCACCGGGAATCCCGGCGTGTTGACCGCCAGCATCGCCACGAGCCGAAGCTGGCCGCCGATACGTCGCCAGTCGCCGGACAACTTAGCGGCCCCGAGCTCCATGATGCGTCCCTGCGGCGTTCCCGGCTTGATGATGCCCGCGACCCAGATGCCGTGATCATCATTGCCCGACGCGACGAGCGCGACGCACGTTCCCGTGTTATCGTAGTGCTCCATCGCGGCGTGTGCGTCGACGCCAAACGTAGCGGCGTGCCCCGTACCCAGCGTGATCGCGCCGACCGGGATCCGATCACCCGAGGCGCACAAGACCTCACCGAGCCGGAAGTACGTGTGATCATCCTCGAAGGGCGGCGTGACGCACGTGCCCGGGAACGAGGTGTGACACGTTTCCCAGAGAGCCGCATGCCCAAAGATGTGCTGGTAAGCACCCGCGGTGACCACGGTGAGTCCGGTCGGTTCATCGAGGTTCGGGTTTCCGAATAGCTCCAGACCCGGTGCCTCGAGTCCCTCGGCGGCGCTGGCCAAGACCTCGGTCATTCCCTCGACGGTGAACTCCTGCGGCCGCAGGCCGGCGTCACGCACGTGCTGTGCGAGGTGCTCGTAGGCCATTCGGCGCTGGGCCATGTTCAGCCCGACCTTGGTGTCTGAGAGTAGCTTACCCAGCGCCGCGGTGCAGGCCGTCAGGTTCGCCGAACCGATCTTACCGTCATCCGTGATCTCGTGGTGAAGGAAGTGACCACCTGAGACGTGGATGCCACCCATCCGAACGGCGGTGCGGTCGATGACTGCGAATACCGCGTTGGCGACGTCCTCCGAGACGTACACGCCGAGCTTGTTCATCGTCGCGGTGTGCTGCCACACGCCGTCACTGACGGCGTATGATCCGGAGGCGGTGGGCGTCTCCGTCGGCATCGCCATCATCGGACCGTCCGTGAGGTGCATCACAGCCTCAGTGAACGCGGGGATGTCGACGAGCGTCGCGCCGCGAATGCGACCCGCGTGGAAGATGGTGAGCTCCGGCATCGCGAAGAGTTCATCCAGCGCGTCGCCGTCCTCGGACGTGTCGGGGAAGATGTACTCGACGTCGGCGTCCGAGACGGAGTCGACATCGACGGAGACGCCGTTGAGGAAGTTCTCACCCATCCGCCGCGACGCCTCCGCGCCGGCGTCACTGCCGAGGTCATACATGCCCGCGGCGTGGATGATGGCTGGGTTGGTTGGGTCGCGCCAGATCTGGTCGATGCGTCCGACCGAGACCGCGCCCTGGTGCTCACCGAAGTCCTCGGGCGCCCAGCGCAGGGGGACCGTAGTTCCCACCAGGTCGGCCCAGGTCAGCGACCCCGGCGCGAACTGTCGGCCGTCGCCCGTCGGTACGCCCTCGACGACGATAACGCCCTCGAAGTACATACCCGTGGTCCCAGGTAGATCCGTGTTCCCGACCGGCGGCTGTGCGGCGCCGGTGACCGCAAGTGTCTCGGTTCCGATCGGCTGCATGTCTCCCTCATTCGGTCCGGCCGCCTGAAGTGTGTCGACCAAGAGTGGGAAGTCAACATAGTCTCCGGCGAAGGCAACGCGTACGCGATCGAACGTGATTGGGCCAACCTTACCAAGCGCCGCAGAGACGCTGTCTCCCGGCGGAGAGTACTGCAGGCAGATGTGCGGTACCCACGGCTCGTGCTGCTCCGGAAGGTACGCGCCCCACACCTCGTAGACCTCTCGGCAGATCGCGTCCTTCACGTCCTGAATGCAACCCTCGCCGACGTTAAGAACCAGCGCCGGCGTCGCACCCTCGGGATTCCACACCGCCGCGCCAAAGCCGGTCGCGGTCACCGATACCTGCGACATCGTCACCTCGGCGACGCGCTCGCGGATCGCTTGGCGCAGCGCCCCGGAGTAGTCGGCGGCTTGACCCAGGTAGAGAAGCGTGAGATGAAGCTGGTCGGTCGGTTCGCCGCCGGTGAGCGTCAGTCGGTCGGCGTCCAGCGCCGTCGGCATCAGCGCGATCATCGCGCCGGTCCGCTCACCGGTGACGTCCTCATCGGTGTCGTCGTCACCGTCCGGCGCGCCCACCGCGGCGGTGAATCCGTTGATCGGTTGGCCGGTGAGGATTCGGTACGCCTCCTCCTCGGTGAAGCCGGTCGTCTCGACCGTTCCGGTGAACGGAATGTCTTGCGGTGTAAAGACCTGCTCGATAGGCGGCGAGTCATTATTGATGATGACGAACTGCGCGTCATCACCGTTGGGACCCGTGGCCCGGCTGGGCTGCGTCATCCTATCACCACCATGTAGACTTCGATTCCACCGTACGGACTCTGTTTGACATCCAATATTTTAAACTTCGTTCCGGCGGCCAGCAACATCTCATTTTCTCCCTTGTGCTGGGAGATCGGCTTGACATACGCCATCTGCGTTCCACGTGGACAGTAGATGGTCAGTGAGATGCGTCCACTGAACGCCTCTTTGCCGCCAACCGACGTCGACACAAAGCCCTTGTCCTGGACCTCCTGGCCGATCAGCTTCTGAAAATCGCTGAACTGGTAGCCATAGGATGGAAGACCAAACGCATCCGCGCCGGTACCACGGTGCACGATGATGTTGTCGGGACTCGGCCGCATACCACTCTGTGCATGCTTGGCAACGTCACCGTATTTGTTGATGTTGACGCCCATGTGTGGCTTATGATAGCCGCGAAGAACGGGGTTCATCCACGATGAGCCGCTACCTGTGTAGTCGCGGAGCGCACTTTGAGCCTCAGGAGTCCACGGGTCGTTATTGAGCATTCTGCGCTTAAGTCCGGAGGCATCAGTCAGTGAGAGAACGCGGTAGTCCGACGGGTTACCCGTGTATGCCTCGATCTGCCGCGCGAGGGTCGGCAAGTCATTGTACGACCAGCTCACCATGGACGACGACGACGATGTTGTTTGCGCCTTCGCCGCGGCCTGCTGCGCGGCCTTGGCTGCCTTGGCTGCTTTGGCCGCCTGCGGGTTGGTGACGTAAGACTTACCCTGCGGTGTCTGCAGCCACTTGACGAGCTTGTCCTCGTAGATGTGAGTGTTCGGTTTGCCCAGCTTTATCGCGTTCGATTCATCAAGGATGCGCGCGATCTGCAGGTCATTGAGACTTGAGATCGATGGATCACCAATCTTATGAATCTTCTGGAGAGCATCCCACACGTCATCCACCGGCGTGCTCTTGTTTATGCCGCTGTTCTTTAGTTCGAACACGATGAAGCTCTTCACTGAGTCAGAGACTGACGTGATGTCACCGTTGGCCGCGAGCACCGTCGCCGCGGTGCTACTCGGCGTGGTGGTGGTAGCAGCGGCGGCTTGACTCTTAAGAATCTCAGCTTCACCCTTGGTGGTCTTCGAATAGGTCAGCAGCTTAGTGGTCGCATCCAGACCACCGTTAAATGAATCGGCGATCTGTGTGAGCTGAAGTGGCGTGATGTCGATGCCGGTGTTCTTCTTAAGACTCTTAAGCGTCATCGACACGACGTCCCAGACGTTGTCCTCCTTGAGGTAGAGCAGGTTGTTCATCAGTGTCTTAGACTGCTTCACCCACTCTTGCCAGATGGTGTTCTTTGAGGACTGGATGAGTTTTGAGATGTCATCGGTTCCCAGTATGTCAGTCACACTTGTGGTCGTGGTCGGCGCCACCTTGCCAAGTCCGAGGATCTGCTTCTTACCTTCGGTGGTCTTAAAGAACTTTAGGAACTTCTCGGTGTACGGCGCAGGCATCCAACTAGTCCCACCGTATTCATCCAAGATCTTAATGACCTGCCACGGTGAGATCTTATCACCCGCGCCCGCGAACGAGTTGTACCACGCCTGAAGATCCTGGATTTTTGCCCACGGATCATTGTCAAAGGGAATGGGACTTCCAATGAAGTAGTTGTGAAGTGCATCCTTCGCAATCTGCGGAACACTTGAGATGTCCTTCGTGCCGAGGAGAACATCCCAGTCGGTTGCCTTCATCTGATTGATCGACTTAGTGGTCATCTGCGCGATGCCCGGGAAGATCTTATTCTGCGCCTCGGGTGTGTTCAGCAGGCCCTTAAGTTGATTTTCCCAGTAGTGATTGTTCGCTGCGATGTGATCGTAGGCCTTCACGATCTGCAACGGCGATGGTATGTCACCCACGAGGAAGAACTGTTTCTGCTGCACGTCATCGATCACCTTGAGCAGATCGACGCTTCCGGATGGCGCGTTCTGTGAGACGATGGCTTCATTGAAGTCATTAACGAAGTCTACCATCTCACTCGAACTATACTTACTAAGATCGTCACTTCCCATCCAGATCTGCATCGCCTCATCGGGCGGTGTTTGCCCAACGACTACGTTCGCCGTCGCCGGCGTTGGCGTTGGCGTTGGCACCGTGGCGGACGGAGTCGGTGACTTAGCAAGATCTGGAAGTCCGTTCTTAGCGACGTATGACTTGCCCTGTGGAGTCTGCAACCAGTCGTTGACGACGTCATAGTACTTCTTAGCGCTCGACGGTCCGGTCTTGTCAAGCATCTTAAGTAGCTGCGCGTCGTTGTACTTATCGAAGTCGGGTCCCAGAGTCTTCCGTGCTTCTTGAAGTGTCTTGTAGACCGCGGCGCCACCCCAGTTCGGCGTCACCGGCTTCACGTTCTTAAACGCCGCGTAGACCTTGGTCATGTCGACGCCAGGCACAGCTGAGATGTCCGTCAGGTCGACAACCGTCGGCGCCGTCGGCGCGACCTGCGTGACGATTGAGGCGGGCGGTGGTGCTGGAGGTGCACCGCCGGCACTAGGCTTCTTCCAGGTGACGTGAACCGATGTGCCGTCCAGGTTCTGAAAGTCCGACAGCTTCGACTGCACATTGACGATGTCGGGGAAAAGCGGGTCTAAACCGAGATCCTTGACAGCCGATGCTTTAGTCTGACTGGCGAACAACTTCTGCACATCGTCGAGTGCTTCCTCAAGCGACGCGCCGCTCTTCATCTTGTACTTAACCGATCCAAGCGCCGACTGCACGATCGCGGTCGGGTAGCCGTTGTACGCCGCCATGACGTCCTGCGCGATCGCGCCACTCGTCGAGGAAAGCGGCTGGACCGTAGTAGGTGGCAGTGGCGATGACGGTGGCGGCGGCGCGGCGGACTTGATGTGCTTAGCGCGCTCGGCCAGCGCCTTCTGGTACAGCGCGTCGAAGTCCTTGCCGATGCTGTTCTTTCGCGCGACGACCGCGTCCATGAACTTGTCGATGTCGCCGTACGCGAGCTTACCGCTGCTAAGCGCCTGCTCGGCGTAGGGGCGTAGGTATGCCTTAATCTGGTCGTCCGGAACCGACATGATCTGGTCGATGAGGTCCTTGAGCACGCCGGTGTGCGGGTCAAAGAGCGTGATGTTCTTTCCCTCGGCGAACGCCTTCCACATCGTGTTGTACACCGGCGTGCCGAAGTTGCCCGGCGGCTTCCAGGTCCAGTTCAGCTTGTCACTCGAGTAGAACTTGAACGCCTGACCCTTGTCGATGCCGATCAGGTGTCCGTCATCGCCACGCAGGAAGTTACCCGGGTGTGAGTCACCGTTGCCGATGAGCCAGTCGAAGATCTGCTCACGCTGGAGATCGATGATGTCTTGCTCAGAGAGCTTAAGCGCGTCGGACACACTGAGGTCATACCCACCGCTTGGCCACGCGTCCTTGGCCGCGTGCATCGACTGCAGCGACCCAAGCTTACCGTTGTAGTTGACGACGTAGACGGACGGCTGACGAAGTCCCACGCGGGACTGCAGCTTGGCGGCCGCGACCTCAAGCTTCGCCACGTAGTCCTTGTCACCGGGTGGCACCGGCTTAAAGATCCACTTTTCACCGTTGACGTCCTGCAGGATCTTCGCGCCGTGACTTCCGCCCGCGCCGCCGATCTGCTTCAGGTTGGACATCTTAGGCTGGGGTATGACCGGCAACCCACGCGGTTCGGTGAAGGCCGGCGTTGGAGTGCTGATGGCCTTCGGCGTCGCAGCCGGCGTCGGCGCCGGCCCGCCCGTCGCCTCCGGCACCGCCTTCTTTCCCGCGGGTGAGTTGAGCCAGTCCTCATACTTGGTCTTGAAGCTTGTCTTCCCTCCGGCCAGCGCGTACCGCTGGTCCATCACATCAAGCAGCGCGGGAATGTCGGCCTGGTCATAGCCGTAGCTTTGCATCACGACCTGCAGCTGCTTATGAATCTTCGCGCCACCGTACGCGGGTGAGATCTTCTGCGGACCTTGGAAGGTTGCAAACATCCCGTTCTTACTCGCGGCCGGCAGCGCTTTGATCTCGGCGGCGTGCGGACTGGGACCAAGTGACTCGGTCGTTGGGCACGTGCACGACGAGGTGGTGATCGTCGACGGCGTGTAGATCTGCCCCGCGGCGGACAACGACGCGACGTCTTGCGACGTCGGATCGCACTCACAGACCGCGGACGGCTGACCGGTGAAGCTGTACACGAGGGTGCAGCGGCAGTTGACGACCTCCTCGGCCGGTGCGGTCGGGTCACCCGGGTGATCCATCGACCAACCGCCGACGGTGAACTTAGCCGTCAAGGCGACGGTCTGACCGTCGGCGTGAACGTGATCGATGCGCGTCCGAATGTCCTCGGTGGCGACCCACATCTTCCGCATCGACGAGTCGTCAGCCACGAGACTTGCCAGCGCGAATGAACCGGCATTCGACGCGGCGACGACCGTCGTACGCGCCGTGTTCTGGGCGCGTGGCGTGGCCAGCGCACCGGCACGGCGAACGCGGTTCGTCAACTCAGGTATGCCCTCGTTGTTCTTCACGCCTTCTTGAAGCTGGTTCGAGATCTGGCCCCAGACGTCGTCGGCGATGCCCTTCATCTGGTTGGCCTGCTTAGCGACGAAGTCCGCGGTGTACGCATCGGGCACGCCGGGTATGCCGATGCCCGGCGGCAAGTCGGAGTTGTTCGCGATGCCCGCCGCCATACCCAGCGCCGACGAGGAGTACACACCGTGAATGAACGGCGCCAGCGTTCCGTCAACGTGGTTGTTCCAGATGGCTTGGAAGCTGCCCTCGCCGTCCAGCGGCGCGGCGGCTGCGACCATCCCCACGCCGACGAGCCACTGGTCGATGGTCTGAGCGATCGCCTCATCAACCAGCGCCTCACACTGGCTGGCTAGGTCGTACTGCTCCTCCACCGTGTGGCCCTGGAGCATGACCATGGCTACCTCGCGGGCGGGTTGTGAAGCTGCGGGCCCTGCGGACTGGGCTGCTGACCACTTGGCGGATTTGGACCATTTGTCGGCGCCCCAGAATCACCCGAGGGCGCCGAACCCGGCGCGCCGCTGGTATCCGTACCGGGCGAAACGGTAACCTTCTGCGGAACCTCGGCGATCGACGGGTCATCGACGAGAATGGAGAGCGCGGCCATCGAGTCGGCGCCACCGGACATCGCAAGCTTGCGCAGCGCCTGCTCCTTCATGTCATCGTTCGACTCGGGGATGTCCGACTCGTTAAAGCCGGACTCGCGCACCAGCGCCTTCGTCGTGATGGCCATGCGATCCCACAGAGCCTGGGCCTGCTGGGTTCGGTCAGGCTGCTGGACGAGCGCGGAGAAGTCATACCACACGATCGTGGTGGACCCGTCGGGTCCGGTGGTCGCGAGGTTCATCGACTTCATCATGGGCCAGAGGTACGACTTGGTGAGCGCCTCGCACATCACCTCGAGGACCGGCACGATGTGAATCTTGACCGCGGACTCCTCCAGCTGCCACTGCCCCCAGTGGTTCACGTCACCCATGCCGGTCAGGACCTCGGCGGGCAGGTTCAGCGCGGTGGCCAGCCGGACGAGCGCTTTGTTGCGATCATCGAGAACCTTGTCACCCATCTCCGTCGCAAACGTCATGTGCCGGAACTTCTCAATGAAGTTCGACGGCACCTTGAGCGGCAGCGGAAGCGCGGCGCCCGCGGAGCCCGGGTTCTTGATCGCCTTCTGCGCCGCGTCGATGAGCTGCGCCATGAACGGGTCGGCCTCGTCCTTGAACTGCGGTAGACTCGGGAACGTGACCTCACTCGGAACCATGAGGATGCCGTTGTTCACGACACGCGACAGGAGGATGGCCATGATGTAACGGTTGTACATGTCAATCTCACGCATGATCGGCAGCGCGGCCAAGACCGGGCTGGAGGCCATCCACGCGACCTCGGGATCCGGCCACCACACACGCGAGACGAGTGACTCCGGTGACAGCGGACGCCAGATGGCGCGCTGATCATACACCTGGTACAGAAGCGGGTTCCGTCCGGTGATCCGGATCTCCTGGTTCGAGTAGACCGTGGTCGTGACGTCACTGTCGACGTTCTCGGTGACCAGGAAACTCTCACCAGCCACGGATATCTGCACGGCCATACGATTCAGCAGTGACGCCTGACCAAAGCTGCCGGTGGCCATCTGACCGACGATCTGCGCGGCCGGTCCGTCGGCCAGTGGGGTCGGGTCATCCGCCCCGAGGGTCTGCTCGGCCGCCACGAGTCGGCAACGTGAGATGCTGTTAGCCAGCCACGATGAGATGCCGAAGTTGACCTCACCGAGCGCGTGAAAGTAGTTCCACGCCTCGCGCTGCGGTTCGGTCGGCGTGATCGTCAGCGCGGTCTGGTCATACTGATCGAGCGGCTTGGTCGCCGCGGTGAGGACTCGGCCGTTGACCTGCGCGCGCTGGAGCAGCCGTGTTGACCTACGGTCTGCCATCGTGACCCCCGTGTCCTAGTTCACTCTGGTTCGCGCTGGGCGATGAGTCCGGTGATCGTCGAGGCGGAGGCCGCCAGCAAGATCGGGTACGGAACATTCAGGTCGAACGTGTACACCTCGAGCGCGACGACGCCGGCGGCGATCCAGACGGACATGCACCAGTCGCATTCTAGAAGGAAGGCGAACGACCAGCCAAGGAGACCCAGGGGTCTCTTTGGTGCCGGCGCGATCGGGATCCCGTCGACCATCGTCACCGGGTCGAGCCACAGCACGATCTTCTGCCGTGGAACGGCGATGATCGGCAGGTGGTCACGCGTCAGCAGCCGTGTGGCGCGGTGCACGGTGAACCAGGTCAAGATGATGAGGATCCAGGGCATGATGATAGCATAGCAAAGGACCCGATCCGAAGATCGGGTCCCTTAAGTTTTGCTTACGGCTTCACGTACGCGTGGATGTACGTTCCGTCCGAGCGCAGGCCCAAGATCTGAAAACCCTGAAAGCCGGCATTCGTGATCTTGACGACCTTGGCGGCTTTTCCGCTGAAGTCGCGGATCTTGCCCTTGAGCTCGTCCTGCATGAAGTGATCTGCATCCACGTAGAACGACTTCGGGCTGATGACGTAGTGGCTGTAAGCGGCGCGAACGCTTGTCTCGATCTTGATCATTTTCTTCTCCTTCGCTTTTTCTTGTAAATTTATCCTATCAGGAGATGTGAGAGAATGCAATCCGTTAGCGGAGAAAATCTTGTAGGCCGATATTCGACGGGTCGATGCCGCGAGCCAGGTCGATCGTCGCCAGCTGCACCGGCGAGACCTCCGCGGTCCAGCTGGTGTCCATGAACGCTAACAGTAAGGCGTCTGCCTCATCGGGTGACCGACCGAGTCGATCCGCCTTGCGGAGGTCATCCTTGGCCTCGATCTTGATCTTTCCGCGCGAGTCCATGATCTCGTACTTCGGAACGGTCAGCTCTTGCATCACATCATCATCGACCTGCTCGAGGTCCCACAGCCGAAGACGTGACCGCTCGCGGCCGACCTCCCACCACACCTCGGCGCGCTTGTTGAGGAACCGATCCGGGTCGTTGGCCTGCTCCGAGAAGTTGACTGGGATCACCTCGGCGTTGTGCATGCCTGCCTCGGTCGCCAGCGGGTTGTGCAGTCGAGACAGCTCGCGGAGCCTGCCAAAGACACCCCACCCGATGCCCTGCGAGTCGACCTTTACGCGCTGGATCCCCCACTCATTGATGGATCGTGCCAGCACACCGACGGTCTTCATCGGATCGGCGTCAACGAACGTCTCGGTTCGGCCCGCCTTCATACCGCGGCGTTCGCGGATGATGGTTCGGTCTCCACCACCGCCGACGTCCACGCCGGCCTCGACAGGTTCGGTCTCGGGCTGGTCGATCCAGCGGCACGCCTGCGCCCAGATCAGCGGGATGACGCCGTTCTCGGTGTTGTCTGGAAAGCGTCCCTCGCACTTCGACGCGAACAGCGCCGAGGTGGCGCCCCACTTTCGCCGTCGGTCATCGACCCACTCGGGGTGAATGAGCAGCTCGGACAGGTGCGCCGAGATCTTCTCCTCAGTGAAGTTCGGCGTCTCGGCGTAGCCGATGCCGATGACGTTCCACCCGGAGTTCTTACGGCAGTTGTCCGCGAACTCCGAGTGTGGGTCGTCCGGGTTGCCGATCGCCAGCGTCCGCCCGTTCACGTTGGCCGTCAGTGAAGACGCCGCGTCCCACAGCTCCTTGGGTATGCCGCAGGCCTCATCCAGGATCACGAGCATGTGGAGCGCGTGGATGCCCTGAAAGGCGGTCGGGTCGTAGTCCGCGGGTTTCCGACCGAACGCCACGAGCTCGTTGTTCACATACCACTCGGTGAGGTTGGTGCGTCCCGCCAGGTTCAGCCTTGAGTGAAGGCGGTTGATCTCGCGCCACAAGACGGCGCGGACCTGCTTATCGGACGGCGCCGTGGTCACGACGAACGCTGACCCGGGCGGGTGAACGTCGATCCACCAGCACGCGGTCGTCGCGGCGATGAATGACTTCCCGATCTCGTGGCAACTGTGGACCGCGGTCTGGCGGTTCTCCTTGACGGACTGAATGATCCGGCGCTGACCCGACCAGAGTTCGAGCTTGGCTCTCTCAGCGGCCCACTTCAGTGGGTCCTGCTGCCAGGACAGTCCAGGCGGATCCACCAGGTCCGCCAGGGCATCGATAACGCCCGCCTTCAACACCATAGGTCGATCGTACCAGCGGGCAGCCGAAAGGCCGGCTCCAATGAACGGAACCGGCCTTTCAGTTGTGTTAGATCACCAGGTGCGTTCGGGCACCGCCGCGTTCACGCGCGCGAGCAGGTGATTCAGCGAGTCACGCGGACCGAAGAACCGGATCAGCCCGACCTCGTCGGACTGGGTCAGGTCACTGTCGTTGTTGATCGGCAGGACGAGCTGCCAGGTGACCAGTAGACCGACGGCCAGTTCGGCGGCCAGTTCGAGCGCCTCCCCGTTCGATTCGCCAGTCACGTCGAAGTCGACGTGATGGGTGCGTTCGATCGAGCCGTGCGAAGAGATCTTTGCCATTTCGCCCTCCAGGGGGCTCGAGGAACGAGTCTTATTCGTTCCCGTCTAAATCAATTTTATCACACATCACCTGGCGTTGCAACAACCGGGATAAGTTCGGTCGGGTCTTCATCATCACGCGTGAGTGACTCGAAGGCGGCGTCGACCGCCGGCCACTCGGCCAGGTTGCGCCTGCCGATGTCCGACTCCTCGGCATCCGGCTTCGTGACCTCATCACGAACCTCATCGAGGTCCGGCTTGACGGACGCGCCAAGCTTCGCGATCGCGTCGGTGAACGGCTGCATCATCTTACCGACGACACTCGCCACGACCGCGTTGGCCTCCTGGGTCGCGGTGACCTCGGCCGAGTACAGCGCCAGAAGACGCCGCGTAACGCCGATGATCAGCGCTCCCATGTCGCGGTGCTCCGCCTCGAAGCGGACGATGAGTCCGTCATTCTCCTCGATGTTGACCTCGATGTGCGCCATCTTCTCTCCCTCTCATTCGCTGGATGATTACGCTGAGCGTCGTTCCGAGCGCCCACGGAAGCCACGTGACGAAGTCGGTTCGCCACCGTGACTCCCGACGATGCTCGGGCACCTTCACTAACCTCACTCTCCAATGAGGTCTGCCCGTGTTCGTCGACGAGGCAGGTACCACACCGTTCGACTGGCGCGCACGGGTGACGTGATCGAGACCCGGCATCGGTCGCTTCGTCCGAACTTGCCTGGTGGTCCTTAGCCCGATGTGAGTCATAAGAGCCTTAACCTCGATGGAGATTTTACACGGTCGGCGCGTCCTAAGCTAGACAACCTAGGACGCGCCGCCGGTTTGGTGCCGTGAACGCAGGTACCGACTCCGAGGCGAAAGGAGGCCCGGTTCAGCGCCATGTCATCGCTTAGCGAACCGGTGGAGCCGCAGATGAGGCCGTTTCCCGTTGGGTGCCCGGGACGTTCCCCCGTTCGGACTCTTTGGTAACCTCTTACTTGGCCGGCCTTGGCGTGAGTCTTTCTCGGCATAATCACGCGTTGACATTCACGTGTGTTGTCGAGATCTATTTTACCATACGGTCTACGTCGTCACGTGATCTCAACACGCGCGGTAAGCTGCGTCGTAGGCATCCAGCGCGCCGTCCGCCAGGATGCTGCGCGACTGCTGGCCGGTGAATCCCCACCACAGCGCGGTGCCGAACAGCTCCCGGCCGTCGCGGCAGCGCCGGGCCGTCGGGCGCTGGCGGCCGCCGTCCGGCAGGAGGCAGCCGGTGACGTCGAGGTTCCGCGGAATCACCGCAGAGCCCGCGGTCAGGTCGTCGCACGCGACGCTCGGACGCGGCGTGACGCGGAGTTGATCGGTCGTCGTCAAGGTCCGAGTCACCGACGCACCGATCACGACGAAGCCGCCGATCGCCAGTGCCGTGACGAACACCAGCGCGAATGACCGGCGGCTCACCGCGCACCTCGTGCACTGGGCGGCGAACCCGTGCGGCGGTACCGCGGAACGTGCCGCGAGAACATTACCTGCACAGCTAGCAGCGCGGTGATGAAGACGACGTAGCCGACGTCGATCGACCACGCCCACAGGAAGCCGTACACCATGATGAACAGCAACCCCGTCACCGCGAGCAGCTTCGGAACCAGAAACGTCTTCACGGCTCCAATGTAGCAAGATTAATCCCCCTAGGCAAACTTTCGCCTAGGGGGATTCCTCCTTGATCTTCTTTTAGCGACGCGTGAGGTACAGAACCGCGATCACCGCGATGATGATCGTGATCCACAAGACGGCTCGACCACCCTTACCGTCACCGCCACTCTTGGGCGTCTTCTGCAGCATTCAGTTACCTCCGATCTTCGCGACGATGACACACACGAGCACGATCACAACCATGATGGCGACGAAGCCCACCTAGCCTCCCTTGACGACGTACGCCGCACCGAGGCACGACGCGATGATGATGATCCCAATGATAGCGCCGAGGATCGACGCCAAGATGTGCGACGGCTGGTCATTCTTGTCGGTCACGCGATCATCGCCTCCTCGACGCGCGCCACGTAGATGCCGTGACGCTGGGCGGTCGAACCCGCGTCATTGGCATCACGTGCCTCAACGACGTAGGAGTGGTGACGACCATACCGGTTCGAGCAGAAGTGCTCGGCACCAACGATCGCCTGGGTCTCAAGCCCAACGAGCGGACACGCGCCGTAGTTCACGAGCATGTTCGCCGGCTTCCTCGGTGGATCGATGATCGCGGTCACGATGTACAGCATTTAATCATCCCTTCTCTTCGATCGGGGTAAGGGGTCTGCTTGGCAGCCGCCGAGTGTGTCGAGCCACGGCTGGCCGCAGGTGCAGTTGTAGCTGCCGAACGCGTTGCCTTCCTCGCCGCACTCATGCAACGTGTTGCCGTCCTGCCGGTGTTCGCCACGCCCGATCGCGTCGGCAAGGAGGCAGCGCGCGGCTACGGCGTGGCCGAAGTCCTCGTCTCCCGCCGAGTAGTCGTGGCAGTCCAGGCGCAGCCAGGTGGTGATGCGTGTTTCGGTGTCGGTGCGGACGTGTTCGCGGACCACATCCACCACCGCACGCAACGCCTCGAGATGGGCGGGCGGCTTGTAAGGCAGAACGGGACGATACGTCTCGTCGTACGTGTCGATGGCGAGTTGGCACAGGTCGGTGTCGGTCACAAGACGCTCCTCACGATCTCGGTGACGGCGGTGACGGCGCCGGCGAGTGAGGCGACGATAAAGATCACGCAGCCGAACTTACCACCACCGCCGCCTCCGTCTCCGCCTCCGCCGGAAGATGACGAACCGGATCGCCCACCCCGCGACATCGCGGCGTGCGTGGCCGCGGGGTCTGAGCGTCCGGGAATGCCGGGATGTGAAGAACTCACGGGTGAACCCTCCCATCACAACCGCAGTCGGTAATCAAGCAGACATTTTCCCCTTTGCCGTACACGTACGCAAGACGGCATGCCGAGTCCCGCCACCTGTCGACCTCGGCCTCAAGCTCGGCGACTCGGTCCGCCAGCTTACGGCGTCCGGCTCGCAGCTCGGCGATCTTCATCGACATGTCGGCCAGGTCGCGGTACAGATCCAGCGCCTCACGGCGGGTCAGGCCGAGCATCACGCCCTCATCCGGCTGGCCGCCGAGAACCTGATCCGACAGACGGCGCCGAAACGCCGTGATGCGTCGTCCGCGCTTCGTGTTCACTTACTTCACTTCCTCTCAAAGAATGACGCGATCAGCAGCGCTAAGAAGATGATCAGCATTGCCATCACAACGTCGTAGAGCAGGGCTCCGACGGGTGTGAGATTCACGTCGTCACCCCGAACATCACCGTGAACGCCCAGGCGCAGAACGCCGTGAACGCCAGGATGGCCGCGCCCAGGGCGAGCGCGGCCAGCGTGGTGGTGACCCAGCGGGTCACACGGGTGCGGGTGCGGGTGCGGGTGATCACGAGATGACCGTGAACCGAGGTTCGTCGTCATCGGCGTCGTCGTCATCGGCGCGGACGACACCCCACATCGCGCCGTAGCCGTCGATGTGCGGGAGGTCCGGGTGCGGGTAGTCGAGCGTGCACTGCCGATTCTCCCGGCGGTAGGGCGCCCCGACGTCGTGGGTCGCGGAGCAGCGGAAGCCCGAGCCGTCGACGTGGTCAAACTTGATGAAGCACTCCAGCGAGCAGAACCGGCCGTGGTCGGTCGTCAGCTCCGAGGTGGCGCAGGTGACCAGCGTCCGGCAGACCGGGCAGGCCTGGTCACGCGGGTCGGTGTGGGTCAGCCAGCGGCCCAGGAACGCGTGAAGAGCGGCGAGCTCCGTCACGGTCAGGACGTGACAGTCGGAACGC